GCATGACCATCGAGTCAGCCGGTGTGCTGTTTGGGGGTAAGCGCTACTTCGCCACCGCCAAGCTCGCCGAAGGCGTATGCGTCGATGGGTACTCCGACAAGATCGTGCCCTACGCCCTGCTCTCCACCAGTGCTGACGGTTCCCTGGCCACCGAGGCTCGGTGGACTACCGTCCGGGTCGTGTGCAACAACACGCTGAGCATGGCACGGGGCGGCAAGGCTGCGGTGCGGGTGACGCATCGCTCCGAGTTCAAGCCGGAGGAAGTGCGCGGTGTGATGGAGAGCGCCAACGAAGAGTTCCGCGCCTTCATGGAGATGGGTAGAACCCTGGCGGGCATCAAGGTCGCACGCCCCTTGGCCGAAGACCTCACGCTTCACCTGTTCAAGACTGGCACCAAGGATGCCGATGCAGTGAAGGAGTCGCGTGGCTTCATCCGCGTGATGGAGTTGTTCAACGGTGCTGCCCGTGGCGCTGCGCTTGAGACAGCGCAAGAGACTGCATGGGGTTGGCTCAACGCCGTGACCGAGTACGCTGACCATCACATCCGTGCGCACAACGACGAGAACCGCACCGCCTCTGCTCTGTGGGGCCAGGGCGACACGCTCAAGAACCGTGCGGTGGAGTTGGCTCTGGCCTCGGCCTGAGCAGGCTCTTTCACTATCAACATCTTCTCTTCCGGGGGCTTGTGCCCTCGGTTGAGTTTGTCTAAACTTGGACTCCCTCAAACAAAACAGGAGAAAGCAATGACTGAAGCAACCAAGACCCCGACCAAGCCCAACAAATCCAACCAGATCCGTGAGCTTCTGGCGCAGGGCGTAACGCCATCGATCATCGCCAAGGAGATGGGTGTAGTCATCCAGTACGTGCACAGCGTACGCCGCCGTGATATCGAGAAGGCCAGAAAGGCCAAGGCCAAGGCCAAGAAGACCGCAACGGTGCGCAAGTATGTGAAGAGCGGCAAGTATGCGAAGAAGGCCGAGACGCCCAAGGAAACATCACCACTGATCACCCAAGAAGAACTCGACGCCCTGCGTGAGGCCGTGCAGCGCCCCGCTACTCAATACATCGAGATCGAGGTTCCCCAACCTCATTACAACCTCACTTGGAAACAGCGCTTCGTGGCCCTCTTCTTTGGGAGGGTCTGAGCATGAAGTTCTACGAAATCGAACTCAAACGCGAGTCCTACATCACTGTCGTTGTCGCCGCCTACTCCAAGGAAGAGGCGGTAGAAAGGTTGTGGGGCAACCTTGACGACTACGTCGATGGCGAAGCCGACGAGGCCAACTGGGACATCGAATCAATTGAGGAAGCGGAGAGAACCGAATGAAGACCAAAGCCTTGAAGATGGTGCGCGAGTTGTTTGCTGTGGACTATGTACCGCTGCACACGCAGCGCCACAACCAACGACAGTGGGTCAAGAGCGTACGCAGACTGGGTGACCGATGGCTACTCGCAAAACCAATAGAAAAGCGGACGCGGTAGACCCACCACCCAAGGTCTGGCCCTTCCCAACGTGGAAGGGCCGACCATACAAACAAAGGAAACAACAAAAACCCGATCCGGTGGCGGGACTACCACCGGCCCTCTTCTAGGAGAAAGCAATGACCAAGAAATTCAGAACCGAAACCCTGTACGTCACGCCTGCCCTGGCGCAGATGTGGCTGAACAAGAACACCAACAACCGCAACATGCGGGTCGATGTAGCGCACCGCTACGCCCGTGATATGGCCGAGGGGCGGTGGTATCTCTCGCACCAGGGTATCGCCTTCTATGAGGACGGCACGCTTGCTGACGGGCAGCACCGGCTGCATGCAGTGACCATCTACAACAAGCCTGTGACCTTCGTTGTCACGCACGGCGTGCCCCGTGCGGCAGGGCAGATGATCGACCAACACACTCCCCGCATGGCGCATGACGCCATCCGCATCGCCGGTGGCGAGGTGTGGATCAACCGGGACGTTGTCGCGGTTGCGCGGATCGTGATGAACCACCTGGGCACCGATGTGCATCCCAAGACGGTGAGCGAGTTGCACTCCTTCATCGAGCGTTACTCTGAGCCTTTGCAGTTCGCAGGTAGTCTGGCCCCGCAGCACCGCCGCCACCTGACCACCGCCCCGATACGCGCCAACTACTTCTGTGCTGAGCAAGGGGGTGAATCCCGAGACAAGCTCACGCGCTTTGCTGACATCATGATCCACGGTGAGATCACAGGCCCGAGCGAGAACGCCGCCATCAGGCTGCGCGAGTACCTGCTGCAAACGGGTGGCGCAGCGTGGCAAGGCTCGGCCAAGATCGAGACATCACGCAAGATACAGCGGGCCATCTATCTCTTCTGCCGTGGCCAGTCGGTGACGCGCCTGATGATGCCCGAGAAGTTGGTCTACCCGATCCCTCAATAAGACCCAAGGAGAAAGCAATGAACAGATACGAAGACGACGGCATGGAGGAACTGGGGTGGCTCGTGGCGATGCTCGCCGCGCTTGGCTTCCTGTTCTTCTCCATCGTGTATTTCCTGCACTGGGCGGGGTGGTTGGTATGAGCCTACGAGAAGCAGCGCAGCAGGCGTTTGAGGCGATGGGGAAGATGTACGCCAAGAACATGGACGATTTCATGGATTGCATGACTGCGTATGTCAATCTACAGAGGGCGCTTGAGGAGCCTGAGCAGGACGACACCGCCCTGCTGCGGCAGGCTTTGGAGGCGTTGGAGACATTTCAAAAGATCAGTGACTTCACCCCGGCGCAAGGCGTTCATGCCATCACCGCCCTGAAAGAACGACTAGGAGAGAAGAAATGACCCCACCAAGCCCCAAAGGCAAGCGCCAGATCAAGATCAACGCCATCACGCAGGCGCAGCTAATTAAGCTGCTTCTCGACGGCACGTACACGTGTGCCGAACTGGCTGAGATGACGGGCCTCAACTACGTGACCGTGTGCCAGTACACCAGGGAACTGCACAGGGGAGGCGCTGCCCACATCGCTGCATGGGAGAAGGACAGCCGTGGCCGTGATCTAGCGAAAATCTACAAACTTGGTGAGGGCAAGGACAAGCCGCGTCAGAAGAAGACGCAGGCTGAACGCCAGACTGCCTATCGCGCCAAGAAGAAGCAGATCAAGATCATGGAGTTAATTAGATGCAATGCCCTGAGTGCGGAGCGAATGCCTACACCCTTGAAACCCGAAGAGCCGCAAATGGCTTGAAACGAAGGAGATATGAATGCTCATCAAAACATCGGTTCACAACCCTTGGGACACCTCAAGACCTACGGATTGGCTTACATCAGAACCCACACCGTCACGAGCAAACGATACGCAAGTCGCGGGCAACCACTACAAGCAGTTCCAAATCGAACCCTGGGACGCCATCGTTGACTGGAATCTTGGCTACTTGGATGGCAACGCCGTCAAGTACCTCAGTCGATGGCGACACAAGAACGGAATAGAAGACCTGAAGAAGGCGCGCCACTACATCGACAAGCTGCTTGAGATAGAGCAAGCCAAGGTTAGGTTCGATGGCTGCAACCCCTGAGAGCCGAGTAAAGAAGCAGTGCGTGGCGCTACTCAACGAGTACGGCGCCTACTACTTCTTCCCTGTGGCCAGTGGCTACGGGCGCGTCGGTATCCCCGACATCATCGCCTGCGTGAGCGGTAAGTTCTTGGGTATCGAGTGCAAGGCAGGGAAGAACAAGCCCACCGCCTTGCAGGAGGCAGAGATGCTCAAGATACGCAACGCAGGCGGCTCGACCCTTGTGATCAACGAGGAGAACATCAACGAACTACAGGAGTGGTTAGATGCTAGGAGTCAACTACATGAACAACGATGAGTACGGACGCTACATGGAGGCACAGGTTGCCCACATGGAGCCGGAGAAGAAGGAAGCACTGATCCACGCCATCAAGACACTGTTCCGCGCCTTCGTGGAGGACAACACGCAAGGCGTGCTCATAGTGCTTGAGAAGGGTGAATGCATGACAACGATGGGCCTGAACGCCACGTACGACGAGTCGGTGCGCATAGTCAACACAGCGCTCAACGTCTTCATCGAAGACGCGATAACGACCGAGACAGAAACAAAACACTGACAGGAGAAAGCATGGCCCTTCCGTTCAAGCGCATCATCGCGCTCGACTTTGAAACAGCATGGGACAGGCGCGAGTACACCCTGTCCAAGATGACCACCGAAGAATACGTACGCGACCCTCGCTTCAAGGCGTGGGGTCTGTGTTGGAAGGTGGTAGGTGAAGAGGGCAACGCCGTCTGGGTGCGCGGCAAGGACATACAGGCGTGGGCCGATGGAATAAATTGGAACGAAACCGCTGTCCTGGCACACAACGCCCAGTTCGATGTAACCATCCTCTCTTGGCGCTACGGCGTGCAGCCTTGCTTCATCTTCGACACGCTCAGCATGGCCCGTGCGCTGCGCGGCATCGAGGCGGGTAATAGTCTGGCTACGCTTGCTACCGAATTTGAACTCCCACCCAAGGGTCAGGCCGTGCACAGCACGGACGGTATGTTGGAGGCGATATCTTTTGAGGTGGAGCAGGAACTGGCTGACTACTGCAAGCACGACGTGGCGTTGTGCGAAGCGATCTTTGATCGCCTGCTCCCTGGCTACCCCGCCAAGGAGCTGCGCCTCATCGACATGACCCTCAAGATGTACACAAGGCCGTTACTGGAACTCGACGCAGAAATGCTGCGCGAAGCAATTGAAGAAGAAAGGGAAGCCCGTGAAGGACTATTGCAGAGGCTCGGCGTGGTGGAGACTGCGCTTGCGTCGAACGAACAATTTGCTGAAGCTCTGCGAGAGCTTGGGGTTACGCCCCCAACAAAAATTAGCAAGACAACTGGAAGACCTGGATATGCACTGGCTAAAAACGACGCCCTATTCCAGTCACTTCTCAACAGCGACCGCGAAGATGTTGTCCTCCTATGCGAGGCGCGTATCAAAGTTAAGTCAACCTCGGAGCGCACGCGAGCGCAGCGCTTCCTCGACATCGCGTCGCGTGGCAGGCTACCCGTACCGCTGAGTTACTTCGGCGCAGGCACGGGGCGGTGGACGGCAAGCAAGGGGTCGGCCATCAACATGCAGAACCTCAAGCGCGGCAGCTTCTTGCGCAACGCCATCATGGCACCGGAGGGTAGTCTTTTAATTGCGGGGGACTTGTCGCAGATCGAGCCGCGTGTGCTCGGTGTGCTGTCGGACAACACTGCGTTGTTGGAGATTTTTAGATCAGGTAATGATGCCTACGCACAGTTCGGCTCCATCATGTTCGGCATCCCCGGACTGACCAAGGACACGCATCCTGTGGAGCGGCAGGCTGCGAAGAGCGCGCTGATTGGGGCAGGCTACCAGTTGGGTTGGGCGTCGTTCGCTGCGCAGCTTCTGGTGGGGTTCCTCGGGGCCAAGCCGCTGCGCTACACCAAGGAGGATGCCAAGGTACTGGGCGTCACGGGTGAGGACGTGAAGCGCT